TGCTGCTCCTTTCGGAAGTAACTTCTATTCGATGAGAAAAGCCGGGCCGCAGCCCGGCTCACTACTGCGACCGGCTTAGTACGTGCTGTGATAGCCCGGCGTGCGGTCGCTGTCCGGGTATCCGAGGTTGATGTTCGGGTACGTGAACGTCGAGGCCACGACCTTCAGCGAGAACGCCGCGTTCGGCTGCATCGGCACGAACAGCGGAGCCGATTGCGTCATCGTGTAGGTGATCGAAGGGTCTTCCTGATCCCACATTTTCGGGAACATGGAGAGCGCCGCCATGCCTGCACGCTTGTCCTGAATCGCGCCGAACAGTTGCATGCCGTCGATGCCTGCGCCGACGCCGACGAGCGTGCCGCTGTCGAGGAACGGAACCAGTTGGCCCGAGCCATCTTCAGCTTCGTACGTGTCGCTGTACGTGTACAGGTCGAGGCGACCGAGGCCGTTCTGACCCGTCAGCGTGCCCCGGAACTCGTACGGCGTCGCGTCCGGCACGGCGATGTTGTACGAGGTCTCCGAGCCGCGAACCAGCGTATTGAGCAGCGCCTTGACGTCGGCGTGCTGCGAGAACGCGGTCCATGCGTCCAGACCGAAGATCAGGCGCGAGATCGTCGTACCGGTCAGGAATTGCACCTGACGGCGATAGTGTTCGAGGTCCGCGAGCGGCGTGGACGACGGATCGCTCCACATCGCCGCGCCCACGAGCACGCCCTTGAGCGACGAGTGCCGGCCGAAGTCCACCGTCTGCGTCGGATAGTCCTCGCCCGAGATCGTAACTGCGCCGTCGATCACCGCGCGGGCGCACATCCACTCCCATCGACGCATGATCGCCTCCTTCTCCATCGCGAGGTTCTCGGCCACGATGGCGTCCCACCGTTGCTGCGGGGACTGCGAGCCGAGGATCGCTTCGCCAGCGCGACGGACGAGCGTGCGCGACGGATCGACTTCGTGCTTCGGCTTGATGTACGCAGGCTTGAACGAGCGGGTCGTCGAGCCTTGGCTACGCATGATGCGGCCTTGGACGTTCGGTGCGACGAACGGGGCCATCTTGCGTTGACGCGGGATCATCTCGAAGATGATTTCGCGCGTCTGGAAGTTCATCGAACCCGGAAAGAAGTTCAGCCAGAACGGCGAGAACGTATCGAGTTGCGTTTGGCGCAGCACGCCGAGCAGCGTTGCGGTGCTGTAGATGCTCAGTTCCATCTTAGTTTTCTCCGAAAGGTTGTGGCTCGCGCCGTTTTAGCCGTACAGCTTCTCGAACGTCAGCGTCTTGCCTGCTTGCGCCGCCTTCACCTGTGCCAGCGTGACCCCGTTCGCGAACACAGCAAGTTCGAAGTTGAAAACGCCGCCGTCATAGAAGGGGCACATTTGCGTGTCGTCGGTCGCGCCGGTCGTGATCGGCTGCGCCAGAACGCCCGCGATGACCGCCGTGCTGTCGGTGGCTGCGGGAGCCCACGGAACGAGCAGGCCGGACGTGTCGTACGCAACGACGGTGAACTTCGCGAGGGTCTGGTTCCGCTTGACCGCCGCATGGTTGGTCGTGACCTGCTTCTCGCCTGCAAACAGTTGAACGGGGTTGAAGCCACCGTAGTTGCCGTTGCCCGCCAGATCGCCTTGGATGATGCCCATGTTCTTTAGCTCCTAGTGTTCAGAACGTTGTTCGGTGCCGGGCGGGTTACGCCGACTTCTTGTACTGCACGCCGGTCGCGGCCGAGTGCGACGCGAGGATGCGCGACGCTGCGGCTTCGTCCGAGTTCGCTTCTTGTTCGACGCCTTCGCCGTTCGCGCCGACGTTCGGATGCTGCGTCGTGTTCATCGCCTGATGGAACGCCGACTCGCCGGGCTTGGAAGTAACTTCCGGCTTCTTCTCGGCGGCTTGAGTCTTCGGCGATGCGGCCATGACGCCAGCAGCCTCCTCGACCGACATGTTCGTGTTCATCGCGAGGTGATTCGCGAGTTCCGTGCGGCCTGCCGCCTCCGCGTGGCCCATGATGCCTGAGACGCGAGCGCGCTCGGCGACACGAGCGGCGTTCGCTGCTTCGGTGATTGCTTGTTCGTTCGCCGCTTGATTGCCGCCCGGCGTGGTTTGCGTCTGAGACATTGCTTGCTCCTGTTCAGGTTGATCCGGGTTTACCGGCGTTTCGTCGTCCGAGTCGTTCATGAGTTCGTCGATGAACGTGCCGAGCGCCTTGGACGGCGGCTGAATCGCGTCAACGAGCCCGAGCTTCAGGGCGTCTTCGGCGCGAAAACATTGGGCCTTCGTGTCACGTACTGCCTTGTCGCTCAGGCCGCGATTGCGGGCGACCTGTGCAACGAACGCGTCGTACGACAGGTTCACGTTGGCTTGAATCTGTGCGCGCACATCGTCGGGCAGCTTTTCGTACGGGTTGCCATCGACTTTGTGATCGCCTGCGAAGATGAACGTCACCTTCACGCCAAACTTGTCCAGCATGCCGCTCATGTCAACGTGCGTTGCGACGACGCCGATACTACCAGCACCGCCCGAGGGCGTGACGATGATCTTGTGCGCCGTGCTCGCGACCGCGTAACAGGCCGAGTAGCAGTTCGAGTCTACGACGGCCACGATCTTCTTCAGATCGCGCATCGCGTACATGTCGTCGCACAACTCGAAGCAGCCCGCGCACTCGCCGCCGCCAGAGTCGCAGTCGAGCACGATCGTCTCTACGTCGGGGTCTTGCGTCGCCGCCTGCATCTGCGCGCGCAGGAAGTTGTAGCCGGTCAGGTATCCGGGCCAGCACCAATCGCAGCGATTGAGCAGCATGCCTTGTACCGGGATCACGGCCACACCATCGGCGTACGCGAACGGCTTGCGCTCGATCGTGTCGTCCACCGAGTAGCCGTAGCGCGCGAGCAGCTTGTTATCGCGACTCGTGCGTGCCGCAGCTTCCTCCAACTCCACGTCGGCGCTCATGAGATGCGAGAGCACGAGATTCGCGTTCACTGCGTTCGGCTCAATGAGCGCCTCGCGCATGTTCATGCGGTTGGCGACAGCCAGTGCGATTGCGTTTGGAGACATCGTTATGCGTCCTGTGTCGAGTTGGAGGCGGATTCTACACTGCTGCCCGAACCGCCCTTGTTCGTCTGCGCCAAGTCCTGCTTCGGCGTCGCGGCGTTGTCGAGCACGAGACCCTTCTTCTTGATGATCCCTTGCTCACGCGCGATCTGATCGAAGAGGTCGCGGAAGTCCGTGCCGAGGCGCGAGCACTCGATCTCGTACGTCGAGAGACCCGACTTGATGCGCAGGATCGCCGCTTCAGTTTCCTTCAGTTCGTCGATCTGGCCGCGCGACGCGCCGATCCAGTCACACTCGCAGAACGCCTCCTTCATGAGCGGCTGATAGAAGATGTCGCGCGAGGCTCCGCGCCACAGCGGCACGTTGCCGTTCGCCAACTCCTCTTCGAGCACGAGCGCGAAGACCATGCTCGCGAACCGGTCCGCGACGATCTTCTTGCGCGAGAGCATGAACTTCCACGTGTTCGCCATCGCGGCTCGAGCCGACGAGTAGTTCGTCTTCGTGAAGTCGCGGGCGAACTCTTCGTAGCTCAGGCCGAGCGCAGCGGCGATGTAGCGCAGCAGCGACTCCTCGAACTGCGTGCCGACCCCGCCCGGCGTCCCCATGGGCTTCATGGCGAGCTTCGTGCCGGGGAAGAGGTGCGGGACCTGCGCGCCGTCGATCTTGATGTTCTGCGCGCTGCTCATGTACTGATTCAGCGCGCTCATGTACGCGCCGATCGCATTGAGCCAGTTGCCCTGCGAATCCTTCATCCCTGCGCCGCCGCCCATCATCGCGAGCACGGAGTCGGGCGGGAGTTCGGACTCGACACTGGCCGCGTAGCTGGCGTTAATGACCGCGTTCTGGAGCGTGATCTCCTGAAACTGCTTGGTCATTCGAAACTGCTTCAACGCGGAAGTAACTTCCGAGATGCCGCGATTCTGACCGGGGAGCCGCTGCTCGACAATGTGGATGACCTGCCTGCGGCCCCACGTCGTCTCGGCGGGCACACGCGCCCACTGGAGCGCGAGGTCGTCCGTGTAGAACTCGGTCGGGTACGCGCGCCGGATGTTGTACCAAGTCGGCCGACCGTTCATGTCGATCTCGACGCCGTTGCGCAGCGTGCGCGAGTCCATCACGCCGTTCGGGTTCGAGAGGCGCGTCGGCGACACCATCTGGATCGCGGTCTTCACCGGGCGACGACGGTCGTTCTTGATCCACTCCGCCGTGCCGAGCACTTCGCCCGCGCCGAAGAAGATGCCGACTGCGAGTCGCACCATCTCCGTGAAGGGCAGGCGACGGGCCGCGTCGAGCCAGCACGCGTCAGACTCCGCGAGCAGGCCGAAGCGCGCCTCGACGACCTGTTGGAACTCTTCGGCCCAACCCTCGGGCGCACCGAGCACCCGCCAGTTCGGCTTCGCGTTGAGGCGATAGCACGCGCCGACGATCGAGTCCTTATGGATGTTGACCGCGCCTGCCGCGTAGCCGTCGTTCTGCGTCATGTCACGCATGCGCGCGTCGGCCAGCGGCTTGACGAGGTTGATCTCCTGGTCGGGAGATGCGAACGAGGGGTTCCACGCGACGGTCTCGCGGTGGCGACGTTCCGCGCCTTCGTAGCCTGATCCACGGAACGGAGCGGGCTCGGTCGAGCCAGTGCCGTAGAACTCGGCGCTCTCCCTGATCCGCTGTTGTTTGATTTTTGCGATGGCGCTCATGTGGCCTCAGAAAATGAATTTCATGGGACGGTATTGGTGCGGGCTGCTGATCCCGATAGCGCACGCGAGGTCGTTCACGTACTGCTGAAGTCGGGCTTCGTCCGCTGCTTGGAACGTCACCTTTTCACCGTTCTGATCGGTCACGGAGACGACGGACAGACCGAGCCTCAGTTTATGAAGCGCCGCAGACGCTTCGTTGTATTGCTGCTGCTTCAGCGGGTCTACCGTCATCTCGTTTCTCCTTAGCCGAGCGCCATGCCGAGCTTGCTGAAGTCGTACATCTGCTCGTCTTCAGCCTCGAACCTGCGATTAGCGCCGGATTCTAGCACCAGCGGATTTTCAGCCCACGGCCTGCACCAGTCCGGAGGGTCGCTCCAGTCAACGACTTCGAGGCGCAGCAGCGACGACACGCAGGCCCCGATCGCGTAGTACGACAAGTCCCATGCTTCGTTGCGCCGGTTGTTCGGGTTCTGCCAGCCCTTCGAGTCCCGGAACTCCTCGCACAACTCAGTCCACACCCTGTCGTGCAGCCACTTCGGGAAGCGCAGCATGCCCTTGCCGGGGTCGGTGCAAAGCAGGCGGTTGTTGAGCGCGTCCTTGAGGATGTTCGAGTGGAGCATGAGCACCGGCACGTCGCCGCGCGCTGCGGCCTTCTTATCCTTCGAGTCAGGGAACGCGATGTAGGCGCGCGGTGCGCCCGGTGTCGAGTTGCCCTTCAGCAGATGGAAGCGGGCCGACAGTTGCCTCAGTTCGGGCCGGTCCGTGTCGTAGCGCAGCCGACGCACGAAGTTGTACGCCTGCGTGGTCGCGCCCGCTTCACCGCCCGAGTCGCAGACCGTAAGCTTGACCTGCATCTCCCGGCCGCTGCCGTCACCGAGCCCGTACTTGCGCAGCATCACGTGATCCACGAGCAAGTCCCAATCCTCTAGGAACGCGCCGGGACGAGGCATGTA